AAAAAAGAAGACCCCGGAGAGTTACCCCTCCGAGGTCTTTCAATGCTTCACCGAGCCGCGTAATTACACGCGGGTGATCTGGAGCACCTGCAAGGCGAAGGGGTTATACGCCCCGATGCCAATTTGCTCAAAGATCGAGAATCCGATCAAGCGGTTCTTAGGATCGTCGGCGGACAGAACCGTCAACTCCGTACGAACCGGGATACGACCGAAGAACTCAGCCTCGCCGCACACGTACACGACGCCTTCCGGCACGATACGCGAAACGATGAGCTTGGCTCCCCAGAGCGTAGCCATCAGACCTGTCTTCAACAGGATCGCCTGAGTCTCGATGTCCAGCGTGTCCCGATCCCACTTACGCAGGTCGGCGTAGTCCTTGGCGTTCAGGAACACAGTCGCGACACGAATGTCGGTGCGCTCCACGTTCGCGAAGGCGTCAGCCAATGCGTTTGCGGTCAGGTTGCCAGTCACCGGGATGAAAGGATTCGGGTTGGTTGGGTCAGCAGACAGAGCATCCATGACCGCGAAGACCTTGCGATCTTCCTCAGCCTGAATCTCAGACTTACCCAAATCAACCGAACGCTCGATCAAATCGAACCGACGCTGCTTGATTTCTGTCAACTGAATCTCGGGGTTCGATGCGATCTCGAACAACGGGAAAAGTACCCGCTTCGGTTTCGCTACGGCCACGATATTCTCACCCTCTTCACCAACCACGTATGCGGTGATGTTGGGGTCCTTGTCGTAGATCGGCAATGCGCCATCGGGGAGAGCTTCCACGAAGAACGCCTTACGACCCACGGACATATAGTCCCTCCGGCGACGAAGGGGCTGGATCATGCTCGCTGCCAAACGCTGACGCCCTGCGGCGGTGCGAATATACTGCGAGATGATGTCTTGCTTGGTTTGGTTATCAACAGCCATTGTCATATCCTCCTAAGTGCATTATCCGTTAGACGGATCAAATGCGCATATCCAAGCCAAGGGTTGGTGAACTTGTGGAAGGTGCCTTGGTCACAACACCGATCACAACATCAGACGCCGTTGTCTCCTTCGTGAGAAAACCTTGCGCCGATCCATAAAGGTAGTTGCCTACCGCATAAGACAGGTCTGCGTTATCTGCCGCATTCCGAGTCTCATACACGTCAACTTCTACCGATGCCATCGCCTTCATTACAGCGATCTTCCCGCTGGCTACCGCTGGGCTGTTCTCAAATGCAGCTCCCGCCGCATCATTTACGAACAAACCAACAGGCATCAACGAGGTCGCCATCGGGACAACTGTGTAATCCAACCCAGCAGAAACTGCCGCAATCGAACCACCAAGTACACCCCGAGGCGTATTAATGCTCAACGTCGTATTCGTGTTCACGTCGTAATTCTGCTTTGTGAAGCAGTTATCCGACAGAACAGGAATAGAGTTAAGCTGTCCGCGAATCAGTATGGTCAGAGCCATTTTCCGATCCTCCTCTTTTCCTTGTACTACCCCGGCTTATCTGAACGCTTCGCTCACATCTGGAGCCGACTGCCAGATGGAACTGATGTCTACGCCTGCCGCACCAACGGAGGCGACTCTCGGCTGCCCGCCGAGTTTCGATATACCGGCCTTCTTCTGGGACGACTCAGACTTACCATCCGAGTTCCCTGCTCCCTGATCATCAGAGAACAATGCAGAAGCCAACCGTTCATCCGCATCCGCATCCGGTTCGATCTCGTCGTCCATTGCGCTTGTAAGCTCAATGTCAAACTCGTTCATCCCCTTCTTCGTTACGGAAGCCTTCTTCTCTTCCGCCTTCTCGTCCTTATCGGACTCGACTGCGGCTTTCTTCTCTTCAACCTTCTCTTCAACCTTCTCAGACTTCTCGTCAGCGGCCTTCTTGTCGTCCTTCTTCTCTTCAACCTTCTCGGACTTCTCGTCGGCTGCCTTCTTGTCGTCCTTCTTCTCGTCCTTCTTGTCTTCCTTCTTCTCATCCACCTTCTTCTGGATGAAATCAGGGAGAGCTGCCTTCATTGCTTCGGCTACAGCGGCGACGATCATCGCCTTCATATCCTTAGCATCTTCCTTCTTGTCTTCTTCCTTCTTGTCTTCTTCCTTCGCATCGGCTGCCGCACAGGACTTCTTGTCTTCGTCCTTCTCGTCCTTCTTCTCGTCCGCAGCCTTTACTTCCGCACCAGGAGTCTCAATCTTGGGCGTGAATTTGGCTTCGCCAGTAGCGGCCTTCTTCTCGTCCTCGACCTTTTCAGACTTCTCGTCTGCTGACTTCTTGGCCACGCACTCTTCATCCTTGTCCTCTGCTTCGTCAGCATAGAGTTTCTGCGTATCGGCGAAACGCTGAAGGGTACGATCCATGGCCACCTGTCCCATTGCCAGAAGGTCCTGCGCTTGCTTCTCGATCACCTCATCGGAGACCTTATCACCCAGCAACAGCATGGCAACACGAACTGCTCTTGTTGCAGCAGCACGAGCCGATGCCACTGTAGGAGACTTGCCCCATGTCTCAGGAACGCCAAAACCGATGTCATCACGACTATCGTTCTGCCAATCATGACGCATATCAGGAAGCTCATGATTCACACGTTGCTCGAACGTGTGGTACTGCTCCCACTTAGGATCATTGCGATCTGGTTGATTGACATTGCCGGGATACGGGGTTTGATCCGCCGAAGACCGGTCGCGAGATGTAAGTCTAACTCTGCTCATTGCTTCATTCCTCCTAGTGTTACTAGTTGCTATTACGCCCTTGTAATTTTGGCAACACGAGCGTCAATAGAATCTGCAATCTTATCAAGACGCAGAGCCATAGCCGTCCGGCCAGTTTTTTCCAAATATGTCGCCACAGCATCCAACCGGGACGACGCATTCTTCATCCGTGCCACGTACTCCGTAGGAGCCGCATCCAACGTTGTATCATCGGTCGTGAGTTCCGTACCGTGTTCGAGGTCCTCAACTTCCGTAAACCGCTTCTGGGTGATCTGTTCCTCAACCCCATTAGGGTCAACCAAAGAAGCCTTCTTCTCGTCGACCTTCTCATCCTTTTCGTCGGATGCCTTCTTGTCCTCAAACTCATTCTCATCTTCTTCCGCAGCAAGTCTGCGCTCAAGAGCCGCGATTTCAGAAGCTATCGCCATACGCTCACTAGCTTCCTTCTTGTCTGCGTCATCCTTCTTATCATCCTTCGACTCTTCAGCGGCGAATCTCGCCTCCAAAGCAGCCAAACGACTTGCCATCTTCTCAATGTCCACACTCATGCTATTTCCTCCGTTTTCTCTCTAAATACTCGGGTGTTGCACAGCACTCGCTTACACCTATAACAAGAATATAAAGAAAAAATTACACTAACTGTTAGTCTTGTAGAAGTTCTTTTGCAAGCGTTACGAGCTTCCTCGCAACCTTAACCTTGTCAGCTTCCGACACCGGCCAATTCTTGTTCGCCTTGGCGTTCTGGTCACCCTGATCCTTAAGATCAGCAGCACCTGCCGGACGACTCTCATTGACCGTCTTCATGTCTTCCTTGGCTGCCGAATTAGCCTCACTTGCCAATCCAGAATCATCCACGACAGCCGAGAACCTCTCCAGACTTTCAACAGCCCTGAGAATTTCCGATGCTTCCGCTTCCCTGCTCGTTATCCTGCTCCTGCTCATGTTTCTCTCCTTGTTTCTGAGGTTCCCCTCTTTTTCCCTTATACAAGTCTACCTGAAATCTTCCACAACCGGTCTTCACGCATCCGACGAGCTATCTCCGCCTGAGCAACTCGTAACACCATCATGCCATTCTTGTCCGCAACTCGCAATTTGAAAATGTCTTCCACAGCCAATTGAAGCCTGTCAGTCGGAAATTCCAAAATGCTATAGGCAGACTTTGGAAGATCACTTATATAGTGATTCAATACCGCCCCACAAAACGCCGGTTTCTCAACCCATGATGCCTCAATAAACCGAACACTCTTGGAATCACCCTCCCTCTTACCATCCTTGCCAACAACCGTTCTACCACAAAGTTCAGCTACAATACGTTCAACACCCTGCTTGTCCTTGAACTTAGCTAGCAACTCATGGTCAAGGTGACGACAATTAGGCATATTGTCGCCAAGCACCTTGCCGCAACGGGAACACGTCACCCAATCCGCGAGGCAACCCATCGACATAGTGACTAGTTCACCAGAAGCGATCTTCTTCACCAAACGATCATGTTTCCTATCTGTGGCTACAAGGATGTCGGTATAGAAAATATCTGCCGTCCGACCCTCTTTGTCCCTGTAAGTCAACGGCCTCAGAACGGCATCAAGAATCTTACCCTTGGACAACTCAGGCACCTGGCAGTTGTGAACAACAACTCCCTCGGCAATATAAGAATTGTCGTCTTCCACTTCGAGGTTGAAAACATCCGCTCCGACACCCACCTTCTCGGCGGCATCCATCTTCGACAGCAGCCACTTGCCGCATCCATCAGAGAAAATATGCGTCTTCGACTTTGAAGCCCTACTTGCGATCCTGACATCCTCAATACCGAGAGAATCATTCAGTGCCTTCGAGTCTCCAACATGGAACCACAAGCCGTAACCCGGACGAGACTTCTTGCCAGTCAGCGGATCGGAAAACACATCATAGCCGTCCACAACTTCGACATCCGTATATCTTGGAAGCACGCCCGTTTCCCGATATGTAGGACACAGACCAAGACGCCAAGAGATGAATAGAAGTTGTTGAACCAAAGCCTTCGACTTTAGTTCGATAGAGTAACCTTTCGACTCCGTCTCTCCTGTGCCGTCACCATTCAGACAGTGCTTCAGCATCAATGCCTGCAACTTCTTGGGGAGCCACATCGCATCAGCATTCAACTTCTTCGCCCAAGCATACTTGCCGCACCACTTGAAGAAAAACTCGGCAACAGTCTTGTTGCTCAATCCGACAGTCAGTGAGCCACTTTCAGATTCCCGAATACGAGGCTCACAATCCTTCCTGAGTGAATCTCCAAACTCCACAATCAGCAGACTCTTGATCCTTTCGGCAATATCCCACTCGTCATTGCCGAGATTGAAGATGGCTCCAGAATCTTCATCGCTGAACGCATTCGTATGAGCATAACTGCCTTCTGCTAGAAACCATCCAATCAACTCTGCCCGATTCTCATTGATCTCTGCATTCTCCACAACCCTGTCGGAAACGGGATGAGAAAGGAAGTCACGATTTGGATTCAGGTCTTCCGCTTTCGTCCATTGAGGAGTAATCCCGCAATCGTATAATTCTCCCTTCCTTCTGTGGACTCCAACCGAGAAACCAGTCCAGGTATCCAAGTGCCAAAAATCATTATCCTTGTTGAAAGAATTCGGTCTTCCCGTCTTGGGGCAGGTCTCCCGAGCGTGAAATGCCCAGAACGGATGATTCCCAGTAACGAACATATCTCGGCATAAAATGTCCGTTGACGACACTTTGACTAAAGAGTCTGACTTCCGCTTCTGGAGATTCTTTACCCTACTTGGGTTTCCCAACCGATTGATGACCATTTCGCCCGGCAGAATATCCTGAATCTCCTTGTATGTGCCGTCTGCCATTAACACTCTAGTCCCAGAAATGAAACAGTGTTCTAGGTAGTTCTCTCCACCCACGAAGGTCCGGAACGTCGCCAGCAACACTTCATTCGTCCAAGCATTGCCGTTGTTGTTCACCAAGTCATTGCAAGCTGGCTTGATGAGATAGCCATTATCTTCTGTGGCAACGGAGGCAACGATGGTAACATGAGTAAACAGATACCTATCCAGTGTGAACTTCTTCCAGTCTACTTCCATGTTTCTGGCGACACGCATCCTGCCGCACCCGCTGGCCAGACGACTCCATTCCTGTCGAGGGTTCATCAGAACAGTAGCGATTGGCATATCGAGAGACACTGATCGTGCTCCCGCTGCCGCCAAACAACTATCTCCTACACATCGTCTGTTCATGATGATTTTCCCCTGAAATTCTACTTCCTGCCACGTTGATTGAACTGCACTATCTCATCAACTGTCAAATCCTTCGGGTCTTTCTTGTAATGCTCCCCGATCTCCTTCATCGCCTTCTCGTTCTGACGCTTACGCATCTGATTGTACGGATGATTTTCCATATCATCCGAAGGAGATTGGGCAGGACCATGCTTAGGCTTCGCATCTTCTAGCCGCTGCTCTTGTGTCTTATATGAAGGACCCATTTTCTTCTTCAGTCTCTCTTCAACCTCATCCGATGTCTCATCCTTCGGGTCTTTCACAACCTTATGGTTAGACCTATCTGCGTCTGGATGATCTTTCATGTACTTATCCATAGCGTCCTGTGTCGGGAAGTCCATACCCAAAACTTCCTTCGCCATAAACAACAATCTCGAAGCTATCTTCCCATCTTTTTCTTCTTTAACAAAACTACTATCTTTTTTCTCACCATGCTCCCATTTCTCTTGGATAGTGACAGGGCCTTTAACTCCGAACAACCTTCCATCGTGAAACTTCCTAACAACTATCCCGTGCATCTTTCCGTCTTCCCAATTGCCATCTACTTCAATCCCATCAAGATTCGCCCGAGCCTTCTGTTTTCCATCCATGTCTTCAAAACCAATTCCCCAGCTTATTTTTCCCTTTCCGTGAAGTTTTCCATCCTTAAATTCTCCATCGACTTTTTTATTATCAGGATATTCTATTGTTGCTTTTCCTTCTAGTTTGCCATCCTTCCAATTGCCCTTGTAATTGCTACCATCATGCTTTACCCACGATCCTTTCCCATTTGGTTTTTCGTCTTTGATTTCGCCGCTATAGACGCCTTCATCAGACCTCAATTCACCTAAACTCCATTTCATTTTCCCATTGCCGTCTTTGATAGAAATTGCCGGTTTGTTTCCTGAAAAATAGGTATCCACCAAATACTTTTTCAAGTCTTTCTTTGCCTTTAACATGTTCTCCAAAGGTTCCTTTTGCCGTTTCACCAGTTTCTTTGTTTCCTCTTCGTCGTCAGATTTGGAATGATCTATGTCTTCTTGAATCTCAGTAGCTTTCTCTGTATGTTTCAACAATTCATCATACAACTCTTTAGCTTTACCACCAATCCCCGCCTTTTCCATCGTTTCACCAAAATCTTCCACATGCCTAAGAGATTGCAGATTGGCCATTTCGTGAAATCCGAAAACACTATGATTCATCATGTCGTTAGGAATCTTTTTAGAAACATCCTTCTTTTCTGACTCCTTCTTCGGAGACTCTTTCTTCGCAGGCTCCTTCTTTTCAGGTGTCTTCACAACCTTATGATTGGACCGATTCGCATCTGGATGATCCTTCATATACTTATCCATAGCATCCTGAGTAGGAAAGTCCATACCCATCAACTCCTTGGCAATCTTTACTAACGCACTTGCTATTCTCGATTTATTGCCAGTTCCCCTACACGAATCACATCTTTCCCTTATGCCATCTTCCCAAAGCCAACCCTTACCGCCACAATCTTCACACTCCAAATCCCTTTCTTCTTTCCATGATTTTCCTCTCCCATGATCTTCAATTTCCCAAGAAACACTTCTATTTACCCTATGATCACTCTTGTGTTCATATGGATGATCTTTCAAATACTTATCCAAAGCCTTTTGAGTAGGGAAGTCCATGCCCAAAACTTCCTTCGCCATAAACAATAGCCGACTCGCTATCTTCCTGTTATCCATCGCATTTACTCCTTTATCCATAGACTCTACTTCACGGTAATTCACCAATGATATTAATGCATCCGCAATCGCACTCACAATCGCCTTCGCATCGAATGGCTGCCGATCCTGTACCGGAACTGGATGTCTAGCTGGACCAAAATTAGCCCATACCAACACTTTGCCAGGTTCGTAATCCCCCTCATAAAGCTCGATATCCAACGGAACAGAATGAAGTGGTCCAGAACAAACTTCGAGACCTTGATCTTCATACCAGACAGTGAAGCATGCCCACCACGCCTGCCAATCTCTCGAATGACCTGCGGAATGAGTTTCTTGATGTCGTCCGTAATAACCCAGTCCTCACCAGCAATGAATACTCGTGCCACTCGTTCAGCAATACGTTGTTCACTCATTCTGGTTCCTTCCAGGAATAGGGGAAGGCTGGCGGGCAACAATTTTGCCCCTGGAACCAGCCCTTGCGGCAACTGACTTACGAGATCTGGACTGTTGGAGGACGATATGCGCTCTTGTTGCGCTTCGTACTCGTCACATCGCCCAAATCAACATTCTTGCCAACGAACTCGTTCGGGTCCTCAACCACTGTCGGCTGCGTACCGCCGCCAAGAGAGTTGAAACTGGTTACACGAGCCGGTGTCGCAATCTTGTTCTTGCCCAAGAATGTGATAGCCTCATCCTCACGAACTCGGCCTGCCGTTACTGTTTGGTATGCACGAGAATATGACATAACTTACTCCTTCTTCCAGACTTACTCCGCCGGAACTTCAATCGTTAATGGTTGAATCTGGAACGTCACGATGAACTGACGATTGATATTGCCGTTACTCAGCAATGTATCGTTCTTCTGCATGGTCATCTTCGTTGACTTATCCCCTGTTGCCAGACCGTTCCACACAGTGTACCACTGTTGCATGAACGCGAAGATAATCTTGCGAATATCTCCAGTTACTGCATCAGCTTCCGCTGCTGTTAATTCCGAGAAACTTGCGATAGGTACAGTGATGTCCGTTCCATCCTCAGACCAGTTCGCCATATACGCCGTAGGTACTGCACTCCATGCCATAACTAATTCCTCCTATTTTTCTTCCGTTTTGGAAGGTTTTACTTAGACCACCGTCACACTCGATGACGACCTCGCACCCTGAACACCAAATCTCCGATTGCCTGTTGCGCCGACCAAAAGATCGACGTACAACTTCTCGGAAATATGTTGCACCTGTATTTTCATCATATCTCGACCGATTACCTCGATCTGTTTTCCAAGCACCTGCGGATTGTCCGTGGTGACTAGACCCTGCATCTCTTCAGAGTTGCCCAAGAAATTATCCTTGAGCCAAGGTCTCTGTGAGTAAATGTAAGAATAAAACTCCTGACACATCGTCAATTCAGCCGACGGGTTAATAGGCGGGTTAAGACGAAGTGACCGTCCAATGGAAATGGTCCATTGTGCGTATTCCCAGTTATTGATTCCAGTCATAGAATGTCTCCCTTAATTGATACCAAACGCTGTCCGATATGCCGACCAAGCATACACGCTCTTCTGAATCACGCCCTCAGCCTCCGGCCAACGAGCCTTTTTCACCTTGATTGCATACAATGCTGCCAGCAAAGGACCATGCTCCGATGCCAAAACCTGTTCCAGCGTATCAAACTTCATAATCTCATTGAGTCCGGGAGCACACGCATTTGCCGCCTGTGACTCATCCACGATCCTCTTCAGTTCTGCATTCATTATCTAATTCTCCTTTGCAATTCCTTCTTTACTGCCTTCGCAACATCTCCACGCCATGATGTAGCATTCGACAGGAAATATGCCACGATTGATGTTCCAGTATCCGCCATGTACATATCACTTACATTCCTCAGTGTGGACATAGCTTCCAGATACGGTTTGGCGGCATAGTTGACATTCTTCCAGTCCCGATAGACTATCGATGAAATCTGGTCCAATGTCATTCTTGGCAAGTCTACCAAATTGGCAGGATCAGCATATGCAAAACGACCACGACGCATTGTTGTTGCCATAATCACCTCTCCCTGAACTTCCTCTCCATCGTTCTGTGTGGTCACATCCACCTCAACCCCTGCTGGAACCTTTACCTCGACCTTTGTGACCGCCTTACTTGTAGGAACCTTGAATCCACACTCCGGACAACTCAGAAGCTTGTCTGACCTAGTGAATCTCTCCTTATTCATCTCAATCCGACATTTGGGGCAGGTGCATATACCCTGATCCTGTTCCTGTTTCGTCAAACGAAATGTCCTATCAGGAGCACACCAGTACATCGCTCTACGAGAACGGAGACCGTCAGATGCCTTCCGTGTTGCCAAAACTGAAGATTTTTTCGCAGTTTCTTCCCAGATAGTTCTCTGTGCTGAGGGCTCATCCCCGGAAGTTGCCATCTTCAGGAACTGATTGATATCGAAAGAACTGGAAGCATTCACTTCCCTTGCCATCGCCTTCAATCCAGCCTTAATCCCTGCAAACCTAGGATCAACATCAGCAAACTCATTGGCTTCATCATGCAGATGATACGCCAAGTCCTTCATCACAGATGTGCCACCAGATACCGGAACATCCAGCCCATGCGTATCCGGCTCCCCACAAAACTGCTCCATCGAAGGATTCGTTGCCGTCTTCTCAGATGCCCAGCGGCCAGGAGATGCTTCCCAATTCTTACCATGATCTTCTGATATGGCCCCACAATTGCCACATTGCAATCCCTCAGATACAACCAGAATATCGTGTGGACTACAAGATCTGGCTGGATGGACCCTCATTTGAATCTGCTTATGAGTGTCGGCGATCTTCTCAGATGCACTAATCGGTCCACGATCCCTCAAGTCATTGTCAATCAATAAGATACCACTGCCGGTATCCGCCAATTGGACCTTCTGGTGAAGAGTCAACGCCGAATCCTCTTCCTCGACCTGTTCAACCATGAATTCCTGAACGAGTTTGCATGTTGCCGGATTATCCTGTTGCTTAGAAAGCTGCCCAATCCTCTTCCAATCTTCCGTAACCCGCATCTCATGGTCAAGAATAGCACGAGTGATCTCGACAACTTCCATCGCCGGATCAATTTTAGGACTTGGCACTGCTGGAAGTTCAAGAGCCGAACCCGTATCAACTAGGTAGTTATACACCTTCATGGCATGACCAATCTCGCCATCGCCCTGCTTCTCCATCCAGTTCTGGAATCCAACCAATCCCTTACTCTGGAATACTGCCGCAATCATGTAGTACAGGTACGCCGAATAGAACTCACTACCAACCTGACGATTGAGTAATGCTTCCATGTCATCTGCTATAAAGTCCGTCTGTTCAATAGATTCTGGCGGATTCTGTTGGGTCTCCTCGTCAATTTCGGGGATATCTACAAGGAGGTCATTCATATTTGACCGCATGCGACGAGAGGCTATCTTGCCGTCTTTATGTGATGGTCCGAAGAAAGGCATGGGCATAATCTCATCTGAGTCGTGTTGACTCTCTGGTCCGCCACCCCAAGCAACAGTGATCTTGTTAGTCTTTGTGTCAACAGCACGAACAACGCCGGTAAAGAACTGGTCCATAACCGTGACCGGCTTCACAACATCCCCTGGCTTATACATCAGGATTGCATCCCCTGAAATTGTGCCATTCAACAGGCTACCTCTACGTGTTATCATATCCAGTCCTCCACTTGTGTTCAGAATATAAAGAAAAAATCACACAAAGGCTATCCAATCTTTTCATCCCATTTGCGATGTAATCGAAGGTCTGAAACCCCCGGCATCATCCAATCCAACAACACCTTTGCCCTATCCGCACACACCACAAATGAGTAAAATGTCGTAGCATTCTGCTCAACGGTCATCTTGAAAACCTTACCTCCAACAACCTCGATCACAATGTTTCTCAGCCACAACATAAATAATTCGTCAGTACATCCAAACTTGACAACATAACCATCTTTCCGTTTCGATCCATCACCATCAAAAAAACCACGAACGAAGTGCCGAATATACTCGACCGGGACATTCGGAATCTCCATCCCATCAAAAGACTTTCTGGGCTTTAATCCCAACTTCGCCCATTTGTCAAACACCCACCGACATGAAGTCGCAATCTGCCAATATCTTTCACCAGTATCCCGCACGAATGAACACGGCTTTGCTTTCCATCCCATCCTTGCCCGAATATCCCACAGAATATGCTCATCCTTCGATGAGATACTACTGTACGTCAACCGACGATCCGTCCGTCCATCACAGTCAGACTTTGGATATTCGCCAACCGATCCATCTGCATACATATACCCCAACACATAGGCCAAATCATTGCTCCACTCAAATCGACTCTTGTCTATGACTGTATCCACCCTCCTGTCAAATCCGACATATCGTCCGTTCCTTTGGAGAAATCCAATAACGATGTCATTCGTCAACCCCGTCAAGCCAGCGAGAACATTTGTGCTTTTCAGAGGATATTGCTCCAAGATCGCCTTCCTCTGATCGTCCGATAATTCGGTTGGTTTCGCACCCCTACCGTCTGGTGGCCCGTCGATTCCCAACTTCTTGGCCCACAAATAAGCCTTTCCTTCCGACAAACCCAAATCCGTTTCCACCTTCTTCCATCCATCCACCAACAACCTTTCCGACAGATGAATTCTGATCCTCTCCTGTTTCGCCTTACGATAGCTCAACCCCATCGTATGAGCCGTCTGCGTGACAGAACCATAAGACTTCCCCAATTGTTTGGCACACCATCCTATCCCCTTCTCCTCATACCATCTTTGCAAGAACTCTTTCATGTTGCACCTCCACCTATGAGTGCAATATCAAAGAATTATTACAGAAAGAAAAAACAAGTCGAAATGGACAGTACACTCACTGTATTTCAACAGGCCATCGGGGCTTGAACCGCTTATCAGTCAAAGCCACTTTTTTGATATTCCCGACAATAAACCCCTTGATGTGTTTGTCTTCGATATCATAGGCGAACAGGAGCTTCTTCAAGCCCTTTTTCAGTCTTCGGTATCTGTAGGAATATGGACAAACGACGTATTTCTTTGTTTCTCCATTGGTTTCCTTACGGTATGTCAGAATGACTTGGACCATCCTTAAAGCACCCTCACGAATTGCCATCCGGGTATTTCTCAGGGCATACAGAGTCCCATAAGCTGGGGTCTTACCAACTCTCTTGGGTTTCCTTCTAGGGGCCTTCTCCTCCTGTTCAGAGATGAAGTCCATCCGACTAAGGTCTTTTTTTAGTGCCTCTGCGAATGTGAGTGCCATACTAAGGTTTCCTATTCGATGCTGTGATTGCATCTGTCAATCCACAACGGTCTGCTTCTGAACCAGTTCCCTGAATGAATATGTAATCCGCCTCGTTCAAATCATCTTCCGTTGCCTTGCTTTTTACCTGATCTGCCATATTGTTTGACCAAGAAGCGCACTGAATCCCATTGTGGTTATCAATCGTTCTGCCCTCTATACCATATCTCTTGAACCAATACATCGATGGACAGTAAGTGAAATGGACGCAAGACTTACAGCCTTGGCCGGGAGGTCTGCGAACTGTTCCCAATACTGGTTGGGGAAATGAAAAAGCCATTATTCAACCTTCCCGTCTAAAGACGATATTCTGTAAATATCGCCACCGATCATGGGTTCACTACCTTCTTATGATTGCCGCTGAAAATGTTTGTCCGCCAGCCACGGCAGTTGCATTTGTGACGTAAGAAGGGACGTTGGTTTGGCCTTCATCACCATATCCCCACGCTATGATAGAACCGTTCGCACGAAGTGCTAGACAGTGGTTAGCTCTACCCCCAATAGCGATAACATTTGTTACTGAATCGGGGACGTTTGTTTGACCGAAAACATTAGACCCCCACACTATAACTGTGCCGTTTGTGCGGAGGGCCATGGAATGACTAACTCCACCACATATGGCAATTGCATTCGTAACTGATGCAGGGACGTTGGTTTGACCGTAATCATTATTTCCCCATGCTACAACCCGACCGTTTGAACGAAGAGCTAACGAGTGGTTACCCGCACCAAATATAGCAATTGCATTCGTAACTGATGCAGGGACGTTGGTTTGACCGTAGCCATTATCTCCCCATGCTACAACCCGACCGTTTGAACGAAGAGCTAACGAATGGCTACCCCCACCAGATATAGCAATTACGTTTGTCACTGATGCAGGGACGTTGGTTTGACCGGCAAAATTAAGTCCCCACGCAACTACTGAACCGTTCGCGAGACGTGCCAAAGCATGGTAACCTCCAGCAGCCACTTCAATTGCGTTTGTAGCTGAATCGGGTATATTGCACTGGCCATCACTATTAAGTCCCCACGCAACTACTGTCCCATTCGTAAGACGTGCCAAAGTGTATTGATATCCGCTGGATATGGTGACAGCATTTGTTACAGAAGCAGGTACATTGAGCTGGCCATATCTATCCTGTCCCCACGCCACAACATTTCTGTAATCAACTGGGGGTATAAACATTCCAACTAGTGTCGTTCTGTTTGCGATTCTGGGGAACCGCACAATCACCACCCCGCTGCCGCCCTGCCCACCAGCATCCCAAGTACCACCACCACCACCGCTCCCTGTATTCGGTAATGCGTCAGTTCCGTAGTGCCTTCCGTAATCCCCGCCACCCGCTCCCGCTCCCGGTGACCCGCCGTCACCGCCACCCGATCCCGCACCACCGCCACCGCCTCCCGCCGCATACCATCTATTCGATCCATCTATAGAAATAAGCCTTCCAACCCCACCATCACCACCACGGTAATCAATTGCTGTGCTTCCCACTCCACCAGCACCACCTCCGCCACCGGCAGTAGCTACGTCTCCACCACCACCCCCAGCATTTCCAAACCCAATAGTCTTCACGGTTAATCCGCCAGGACTTGCAGCCGATCCACCCCCGCCAGATCCACCATTCGCTCCCCCGCCTCCATTACCTCCAGCTCCTCCGGCAGCGCATACCAAATTACTGAAGCTACTATTCTGCCCACCGTTCCCAACCACTACGTCATACGTTCCAGCGACAAAGCTTGTTCCGGTTTTGTAATACAACTCCCCAGCACCCCCACCACCACCGGGTCCCATTGTCTCCCCCGCCCCTCCCCCAGCCACCACCAGCAAATCGCAGTTCACCGGTTCACTCACTGTGCATGTCCCGGTCCCATTCGTCCAAACAATTGCCGCAAAATTGGTTCCGTTCTCCGTATAGTTGGTGGAGTAATAGTTTCCTGAAGCCACTACAGAAAGAATAGGTTCGCCCCAAGTCAAACTAGACAATGACCCCAGATGCACGTCCGTTGCCGAGACAAACGGGGCGGTTCCAAGACATAATCCGATAAAGATTGCTACTATTCTATTCATGGGAATGTTATCCAGTAGTTGGTTGTAGAACCTCTTGGCGTGAAGTAGATACCGTTCGTTCCGTTCAGGACTCCGTCAGATATCGTGGTGCCGTTGGTCAAAGTTAGTGAACCTAAGAAACCTCCGCTTGCCCTGACAGTTCCGTGGATCAAGACGTTTGTCGTCTGTAAGTTTCCGATGACCGTTGAGTTATTCCCCAACGGAACTGAATTAGCCCCAATGACGATGGCGTTTGTGATATTCCCTGCTGATATTGCTGCCTGATATCCCAAGAACGTATTGCTCTCCCCTCCTGCGAAGTATCCAGCGGAATATCCCATTGCGATGTTGTAATTTCCGGGTGCTCCGCGAAGGGCGTCACTTCCTATTGCGGTGTTGTATGAACCTGCGGCATAGGCAAGGGCGTAAGCTCCCATTGCGCTTTTGTAATTTCCGGGGGAATTGTAGCCAGCTAAATATCCCATAGCGTTGTTATACGAGCCGGTGGAACCGTAGAGGGCGGCAAATCCCAACCAAGTACTTAATGTCTGTCCTGATACAGGGAATGCAGCACTCTGCAATCCAAAGTTGTCAGTAGCTGTATTGCTGAATGAGATGGTCTCCGCTGTTTGACTCAGACCGCCGCCAACAATGACATCACCCGTGGTTGTTACATTCGTGCCCAGTCTTACGTTATTCTGCCCGCCAGTTATTACTCCATCCTGAGCCGCTATCGATACACCACTAGTACTCACAAAAGGATAGCCATTATATGTTAATGAACCATTTGAATTGACACCCATGAGGTATGGTCCAAGATACAAAGCGTTCGTTCCAAAGTATCCATGACGGAATGGCACATTGGATGATCCAATGTCATAGGTGTTACTAGCCCCAGGCATGATGTTCCCAGAGACCGTTATCAAATTGCTTGAAATCGTAGTCACGGTTGTCCCAGAACCAACCGATACCGATCCCAGATTCGTGAATGCCACCTTGTTGCCATTCGCTGAATCAATCAGTTTTAAGTCCTGAATGGGAGTGGCCCCAAAAGCTACCCCTATCAAAAACAACCATACCCCAACCGAATTACATACCTTCATAACTGTACTCCTTTACTTTCCAAATACTTGCATTGCCTTTAGAGCATCGGCAAGATACGGTTTTAACGCAGTGGCCATCAAATCCTTGATAGCATCTACCGCCGCTTGTTCTGGCACACTTTCAACCTTGATGCTCTGTAAATTGTCATCAATCACTGATATAGCCGCAAGCATCGCATCAAATGCCTGATCCACATTCGCCAAAGCAACATCTTCATCAGGTGTAGCTGCCGTCCTGACCTGCGGTATTGTTGGCGAAAATTCCTCTTCCATAATCTCTGCCACCACATTATCCGCCATCTTAGAAATCCTTTCGTCAGTCATCCTCTACCTCCCGCTTACCTAAAGTGCTCAATTATCAAACTTTCCGCACTGTCTTTGGTCATCTCCCCACCATGCTGAGACATAAGCCTTCTTGTCCACATCCGGGTCTCTCTGATCTGGGGTCTTATCCTTCGTCCGATACCGATTGTGAGAGTCAGACCTTGGAGGCTTTTGCAACGGATCACGCTGCCGATTCTTGGAAATCCCGCCAGTATCACTCATCAAGTCCTTGTCCTTACGCTGAGTTTGACGCCCAGAACTTCCCGATAGTTCTCCAGCAATCCTCATCAACTCTTTTGAAATCGATTTCATACCAGAACACCCTCCACAACCAACATCTTCTTTATTTCCCTCTTTGATGATATCCAATAAGGAATCTCAATATGTCTGATGCCAGCACTATCACAAAACCTCTTTTTGATCGCATCCCTCTCTTGAACTCCTACGAATGCATTTGTGCCTCCGAATCGTTCAACGGGCATATAGTGTTGAGCACCATTATATTCTATGACAAATTGAGTCCCTTCCCTTGTCAGATAAAAATCAAAAGGTAGCAACATCTTGTTCCTACATCCCTCAAACTTCTTCTGTCTCTCAAAGTCGATACCGGCCATCGTCAATACCCTATCAATCATTCTCTCCCCATGAGATTCTGAACATCTTGGACATCCATTTCCAGACTTGTGATGTCCGGGATCTTGGTAAAATGACCTGCCACACTTTTTACATCCTATATCCACCGCCACTTCGTCCCCTTGGTATACAACCTTTGAATAGTCATACCGATCCCCATGAATTCCTACAAAATCATCAATGAGCCTATCGGCAGCCCGATCAGATATGATCTTTCCTCTGGTCTGATCCGCACATTTCTTACACCCTCCGTTCTTATGACACGCCGGAGTTTGCAGAAATACACTCCCACAAGCCTTGCATCTTATCTCCACATCAACATCCACTCCCTTGTAGACCACCCCACTATAGTCGTATTTATCGCCGTGAACCTTCTGAAACTCTGCTATGATGGTCTTAGAATTTTCATCCTTATCTCTTTGTCCTCGAATTCTTTGAGCACACATCTTACATCCCTTGCCCCGCAGATGATTGTGAGGGAAAGACCAGAACCATAGACCACACTTCATACAACCAATCTCTACCTTCTTATCTGCGCCCCGATAATTGACCCGACTGTAGTAATACTGATCGCCGTGAATCTCTCGAAAACGATCTATGATCCTGTCAGCATTTTTCCCGCGAATCTCCGCCTTCATCTCTGCCAAATGAAGACGACGGCAACTAGGACATCCCTGACCATCCTTATGAGCACTAACCCTCTGAGAAAATACCTTTCCACACTTACAACAGCGAATGTCTACCTTAGTATTGGCATTAACATATCGAACTAAATCATAATCGAATAGTTCCCCATGAACCTTCCGAAAGTTATCAATAACATCCTGTTGTTTTTGAGGCACTCTCATTTGATCTGGCCTCTGATAATCCTGTCCGTCAAATTGGAAATTCTCAGAATCATAGCCTGTCGATTGTATTCCCTGTCCACACAAACCGATTCCTGAAGAGTCGTGTCGGCCAAGAAATCATTCGCAATCTTGTCTGCCAAAACTGCGATAACCAATCTGCGGATAATCCTATCTGAAGCCGTCTTCCCAGCAAGGAACGCAAACTCAGACTGTAAAAGAGCCCACATGCCTAGTTGCTTTGCAAGGGCTGCTGGATCACCCTTCCCCTCATCAAACGCCTCCATAAGCTTTTTCCACTCTTCCTCTGTGAACTTCTCCTTGGCAGGTTCCATTGATTTCTTGGCTTTCTCAATGTCTTTCTCACCTGCCTGTGGAGGTGGATACATCATCATAGATGCCCTTCGCAACTCTGTCCTAGCCGTCCTTTTGGCAAAATCCCTCATAGCCGCCGTTTGAGGATCATCCTTGTCATTGAATCCATCAATGTTGAGCTGAAATGCTGGCTTACCATCTTGACTCTTGAATATCGTATTCCCACGCTTTCCACGGACAGGCTGCCCTCCAAGGTCCTTGGAAAACTTTTCAAACTGCTTACATGCCACTTCATCCCCAAACAACTGATCAACCATCTGCCCCTCAGACGAATACCTCATATTGACATTCATCATCTTCTTGTCAGCATCATACTTGAATCCATTCAATTCCCCACTGAAACGACTCAGAATGTCCGTTGTGGTACTGAACTTGCCCTCGCTCATCTCATCAATTTGAGAATGCATTGCTTCAACATCTGGGTCATCAAACTCGCCGCTGTCCACGACTTCATGCATCTGAGCCTTAATGTTTTCCTGTAGTTTCTTATCATCCGGCTTGGCCTCCGCTGCCAGCCGCAACTTGCAAGCCAACTCTGTAGCCCTAGGACTACGCAGAAACAGGTCTTGAACCTTATCTTTGCCAAAGAGAGAAGTGTTATCTGCCAACCGCACTGATGATGCCACAGGGTCATTATCCCAGTCAAAAACAGGATCATCATGCGTAGCAATCATCGCCCTAATCTTGTCTCCGTCTTCTCGTCCAAAAACCTTGTCGTATCGATCCTTACCCTGATCTGCCAACTGTTTCGAGTATTCCTTATGTTTCTTCCCTTTTGAAATGTCTGTTCCTACATCACCAACCGTGTATCCAATGTCATGATCTGCCATCGTTGCCAGCCCCATGAGCTTCTGTTTGCCAGTGATCTTCATACCACTGTTCTGGAGTTCTCCCAACATCTTCATAGTGCTTTGACAATTTCCAGAAACGTGACGAATGCCGTGATCCCCTAGTGATCTACGACGAGTTTCGACTTCTTGGTGAAGCATCCTCTTCACACTCTCCCTGACAAATTCGTCAACATCTGACTGTTTGACGTTCCCGAGTGATCCATCTCTTACGCCTTCCGATACCGTATTTGAGATTTCGTCTACGAACTGTTCCGCCATAGGCCGAGAAATCCTGGACATTGCCTTGGAATATTTCTTCAAAAGAGTCCGACCATTCTCTCTCAGACCAGACGAGAACTCTCCAATATTCTCTTTCGAGATAGGCTCCTCATTCTCATTCTTGGATTCTTCCACACTCTGATCATCATACCTGTCAAGGTTGACCTTCATATTGGACTGGAACGATGCCGGTGAAACGCTTGTGTAGTCTTCAAAGCCCTTCGTTGCCGCCAGACCTTCCGAAATCGCTTTATCTACTCGTGCCTTCTCATCCTGGGATAACTGACCATATTTCTTCTCTGTGCCGTCAGGAAACTTAACCTTCACACCAACCGTAAGCTGGGACTTGTCCAGTTTGTGAACCTTCCAGTCTTTTGCTTCAGTGCCGAATTCATCAATCAGTCGATCTTTGATGGCGACCTGTCGATGAGAACCTTCTGGAATTCTGGCTGGGTGAGAATGTTCTAAAAGCTCACCAGGCTGTCTTTTCTCTTTATCTTCTTCTTTACCCTTATCACCTTGGTCTGTCTCACTCTTCTGTGGTTCTTCCTTGGACTTATCATTCGGCTTCTTGTCTTTATCGTCCCGCTCATCTGGAGACTTCAGCGGTGACTTCCCCTTTTCTTCTTCCTTCGGAGACTTCTTTCCCTTTTCTTCTTCCTTTGCCGGACCACGCTTCCCGCCCTTCTCCTCATCACGCTTCGCAGCTTCCTCGGGAGAGAGAATAGTGATCTTCGTCTTAGGATCAAGTTTGTGTTCCTTCAAGGTTTTCTTATATGTCTCCAACTCCTGCTTCGTTCCTTCCCAGGCAACCATATTCCTAGGAGAATGGTCTGACGCATCAAAGAGATAGACTGTCCCCTCACCCGTATCCTGTTCATCGGCAGACTGTTCATCGGCATAATCCGACTGTTCTGTCTGATCAACGTCCTTATTTTTCTGCTGGATAAGCGTCTTTACCCGTTGATGAATCTGTTTCTTGGTCTTTTCATCAATCTGCGCCCGCCGTAGAACCATCGTACTCATAGGCTATTCTCCGTGTGCTTTACCAGCCTCATCAATGGCCTCTTGTATGTCCTTGTCAGAAGCATCAGGTGGAAGCGCATCAGCAACTTCCTTTGCCACAGCATCTGGATCAACATCAGAACCACCAGATTCCTGATTATCTTCCGCTTGACCATTATCAGGGGCCGTACCATCATCAGTCTGCGGAGATACTCCGCCACCCTCTTGATCGCCACCGCCACCCTCTTGAACTCCACCAGCCTCGCCTCCACCCTCATCCGGCGGTCCCTTGAACTTGAGTCCAAGATATTTCGATACCTTCTCTACAACATCTGTTTGCTGAACAATCGACCTGCCAACCTCCGTATTAACCTCTTCCGTCATACGGTTGAATGTCGAATCCTTCGCAGTAAACATGCCTGCCAATAACTTGTTGTGCATTTCCTCTGCATTGAGATTGAACAACTCGTAAATGACTTCGACAGGCAAACTACCCTTGCTGTAAAGCTGGAACAACGAATCAAACACTTCCGCATTATCCCGAATCGTCAACCGGTTGAAACCAAGCTGCGGGTAGAAATACTTCTTAGCCCCATTCTTGTCCTCCTCAAACCATCCATGAGCCTCACAGATAGGAATGAAAAGCTGCTTCTCGATGTAGTTTCGCAATACCTCCCGCGTCAGCAAGAACATCGTATTCAGAATCTCTACCGTGATCTTCGTACCAGAGAACTGTCCCTCACCAGTCAAAAGTTCCCTTGTAACACCAAGAGCCGAAAAGACTTGATTCTCAATCTGCTCATATTCCCTACTGAAGTCCAGCATTCGATCTTGTACACCAATCTGCTGCCAGGTCACCTCGTAATTGGTGATAACAGAGTATTCAGGGTCCATGTACGACAAGTCTACCTGTGTTCTCAATTCATCCAACTCGGAAGGCATCAAGCCAGGAGCCGTAATGAGATTCTTAGGGGTCATATTCCTAGAAGCCAAACTGAGTTGGGTGTACCGGTAATGCTCCTTCTGCAACATGGGCACAAGTACTCTTTCCAATACCGACGCTCCCAAATCATGGTAAGGAGAACGACGGCGAGCTACATGATGAACAAATGAACCAGTCGATGGGTCCGTGTCCATCACAATACAACCCTCTTTCCGAACCATCTCCTGCAATTCGTGCGGAACACCTTCAACGATCTTCTCATTCATCGCTGAACGATCATAATCCCCCTTGGGTGTTCCACTGGACGAATCCCCTTCCCCCTGTGCCTTGATAAGTGAAATCAGCCTCTGAGGACGATACTCAACCCGCTTATTTTCTGTGAACGGATACTGGAAGACGTAAACCTCTTCTGGGGGAAGCATAACCGCCCGACTCCACATCATCTTCTTGTCATCCCACTCATGGAAAATGTAAACATTCCCGATCATGTTCATTTCCCAGAGAATGTTCTGGCACAACTCGAAGGCGTTTATCACCTCAAGCTGATAAGTGAAAAAGGCCAAGATTTCCTCTGATAGTTCCTTCTTGTCTTCGGCCATCTTGGGCATATTCAAAGTTAGCTTCGACATCGGCAAATCCGATAGAAGCTCCAATGCCCGTCCGATATAAGCATCAGTATTATGGGTCACCATACCATTGCAAATGAATGATTTCTCATCACCCTCTGCGTCTACCTCGATATTGTAGACCATATCCTTAGTCACCTCGTGAGTGATAGACTGAATCTTCGACACGAGATAACCATTCGATATAAACGATCCACCACCGGTCTCAAATTTAGGCTCAGAAGTAGCTACCCATTTTGAGAAACCAATCAATATCTTGGCATACTTCCTTGGAATGGACATATTCCAAAACGGAGCATCTCCCTTGCCCATTTGCTCATAAGGACCACTCTTACGACACACCATTCCGTGCTTCAGGCAAAGCGTTTCGATCTGACTAGCCAAACAAGCAGACGTAGTTGTAGCCGTCAACTCTCCACGATTCGAGAATTTATCATTCGTCCTACTCCCATCACCATTGAAGTATGCTCCCAAGAATTCAAGAGCATTGACTCTAGGTAGTGACATTATCTCCTGAGACAGCCGCTTGGTTGCCGATCCACGACCAACATGCTCATCACAAAGAGCGAATGCCTCTTTAGATGATCCCTTTACCTTCCATGCACAGTCGCTTACGTCCGACTTATATGTCCGAACCTTGTTCCTAGACGATGCTATCGCACCAGCCATTAAATTTTGAGTATATTCCAACTCCTTGTCATGCACAGTAAGCTGGATGAGATGATGACCATCTAAATCACACAGATTCCCCTCAGCACAATAAAATCCAAGGAAGGCTGCCATACTTCCAATAGACCTACTCTTCTTGCCAAGCTGGGGATTCATCGGTCTAAGAATATGGTCTCCAACCTTCAAATGTTCTGCATGTACCCACTCCGGCTCAAACTTGATTTCCTTCCGGTAGTGATTCCCGTTCTTACTTCCATCTTTCCAACTCTGATACACCTTCTCACGACGCAGAATATAGAAAGGATGATGATGAGTCGTCTTGATTGGAGAACATCCGACAGCCTCTATGCTATAAGCTTCGTCCTCACACATCCTTTCAAATGTCCACTTAACAGGGCGAATCGTTCCCAAGGCAGTAACAACCTTGTCTCCAGCTACGATTTTTCTGATGTCTCTCTCGGTTCCATCAGACATTAGCACATTACCTAAGTGCTTGTCGTCCAGGTAGATACAGCGTGCCCAATATCTGTACCAACTGTATTTTTCATGCAGAGTGACGGGCCAATATAGCATTCCGCCATTCTGTTCATTCATCTGAACGAAATAGGTTGGGATATCATATGCGCCTGTACGATCACTCAAACCGTAGGCATACGAACTCCGGTATGCTTCCAACTTATAGCCAGTACTGTATGGGGCAGAAACCTGAGATGTATCAATCAACATTCCAGCTTCACGATTACGGCTACCAAATCCGCCAGCTCCAACTGACTTTCTGGCAATTCTAGCCCTAGCAGGGTCCGCCGGTCCTACCGTAACATCTGGTCTTGGCAATCCGCCAGACGCTGCTGTTTTTATTTTCTTTGCCATAACTTATGCCCTCGCCTTCACGATCCTACACTCTGATATACCACGTTCTACGGCGAAGAGTAATCTCTTCAATCTTCCAGCCTTAGCTCTACTAACATGGTCTATATTCAATATTTCTTCATTGTCAGCCATCACTTTATACAATCTCCTGACTTCTGACAATGTACCATCAATGCCACCATTGATCTGTTTCGCCACTCCCACCAACTGCTCATTCTGCTCTTCCTCTGCCCGTCTGGATGCTTTCTTTATCCTGTCAGCCGCAACATCTTGTGCCTTACGGACTTCTGCTGTCTTTTTCTGTTCTTTGTCCTTCTGAGATTGTTGATAATCAAAACGTTCTTTGGCAGCCTGCATTGATATCAATAAAGGATGGCCAGGAGGTAATCCACTCAAGTCTCCTAATACTGCTTTTTGTTTTTCAACCTCTTCATGGAGAGGATGTCCTTCTGGAAGACCATGTTCCAAATCCCTCGATTCCTGCCTGGCAAGAGACGCCTCAGCATTCTTGACTGCTGATAATAGACTCCCACTCACTCCCAACTTCTTTACTGTTTTCATAATGTCCTCTTTTTATAGTTACCGTCCCATTGGCATAGGACGACGCTTCCCTACATTATATAGGCCACGAGGATGATCCCCATGTAGTCTCATACGTTTAACGATAAACGATGCTTGTGTCTCAATCTTCCCAGATAATGATGAAAGTGTTCTACCGCCTGTGCCTGTAGATATATTGGAAGGACGTTCCTTGAAGCCGTTATAGCATTTCCAAACCGCCCGACAATAAGAATCCGAAATGTCATCATGCGCTCCTCTACGAACCGGAGCACGTACAATCGTCTTGTCTTTAGCTCTCTTTTCCGCCTCCAAGGTCAACATTTCTTTGACAAGAATTGGATGGTCATACAACTCCAATAACTGTTCAGCATAAAGTCTCTTAACGAGTTGATAGACCTCGCTATTAGTGGCTTCTGAGAAATTCTCCATCTCAAATTGGTTCATGTTTTCCTGTTTGAAGAGTTCCGCCAGTGCGTATCCATTGTGCTGGTCAAAAACCCCTTCCTTTGCCGGAAACCACTTCGCCAATTCCCTAGTCTCTATCACTATGTCCGACATGCGAATTAGATCATTCCCAGCATATTTGGTACAAGGCTTGTAGATGCTATCGTCTAATTCCCACACATCAGATGAACCAGAATACCACACATTTGCATAATCCAAGACAATCTTATTTGTTGCCGTATCCTTATGGACAATGGAAATTGACGCTCCATCATTTTTGAATCCAAGGTCGATCCCATAGTAGTATGGAACATCATGGACGCCCTTATTCGGAGCAGGTTTTGTAACAACACACCGCTTGAATTCTGACTCGTCCTCAATCCAAGCAGTAATAGTGTCTGAGAACTCGCCTCCATATTCGCACATGAACTTCGTCCGGTTAGCCTTCCGAGCTGCCTTCAAAATTGCTGGCTCGCATCGTGGAGGGTTCACCATCGCCGAATACATCTTGAACGCCAATGTGATTTCAGAACCTTGAAAAGACTCCTGCCATAATTCATGGAACTTTCCAAATTTGGCATAAGGAGAAGAAATGCAAATCAGCTTTCCGTCACGCCTAAAAGTCAAACGAGAAGGCTCCAAGGCGTTATATACTTCCGATCCTGAAAACCGGCCATTGTTGTCAATAAAGTGGGCCATCTCGTCCATGATGATAATGATGGCATTCTTACCACGAAGAGAACTTGAGGAACATCCACCAGACATTGATACCAAACTCGCCCTTGGTCTACCACCCATCTTCATATCAACATCCGACTGAAGATCGAAATATGTCATTGTAGAATGCAACACCCTGTCTTTGATATAGGGGCACTTCATTGCCATCGTCTGTGCCGTATCAAACAGTTCCCCGGCCTGATCGTCTGTAGGAGCAACGTTCAAGATGGAAATGATTGCACCCGGACTCTGATTATAGAACTTGGCTGGGTCTGGCTGCCTCAATAGACGGTACATCTCATAGTTGGAAATACAAGCAGCTAGAAGGCTCTTTCCAGATCGACGGCCCCATGCGAGAATCAAGTTCTGCCAAATCTTGCCTTCCGTTTCCTCAACATTGCACCGTTTCTCAGCGTACAACCAGCGAAGAAACTCCCTCTCTGTAAACCGATAAAGGATATGCTCATTGACAATGTCTGGAATCTCTATGTTTCTTACATCTGTGTCGAGTGGGAGCCCATACGTGCATTTCAAAGTGAATTTCTGCACTGGCGTCAAAGTAACGCCAAGGCCCCAAGGAGACTCTACGAACGTTATAATGTCCGCAGTCTCAGATGTTCCAGAAACAAACTCCTTTGATAGTTCAGCAAGAAGATTCGTTGCCATTCAAACCTCACTTTTGGTTCCTCATGGCCTCAAAATTTTCCCTCAACTCTTTCTTCCAGTTATTCGTTACTTCGCCGAACATCCTGAAGAATAGGTCATTGATTTCAGGTCCAACTCCCATACGACTGAAAGTCTCTTTCGATTTGGTCATAAAAAACCTGAATACGACCATCATTGATGGTGAGTCCAAGTCAATCCCACTCTGCTTCTCAAACTGCTGTCTAGTCTGAACAGCCTTGAGTGCCTTCTCCAATACCTCCGCCCTCTTGAACGATATAACCGATGCATCCCTCAAATTACCGTTGCTAGTCGCTACCAACTGGTTTCCCAGAAGATTGTCGGTCTCTGATAAAATCTCATCGACCATCGCCACAATCTGGGATTCCAAGTCCTCCTTGCCAGCCAACTTCAATCTAGCGATTAAACTGGGAGCACCCTGGTGATATTGTTCGACAAGTTGCTTCCTGAACTGCAACAAGTCCGTAGTCGGAGGAAGATTGTGGGATACAGAAGTATCCCTTTCAGGTGCAAGAACTTCTGCATCCATTACACCAGCATCGACATCGGTTTTTTGGAAGTCATCCATTACAATTCGATATCCTGCCCTTGAGTCATATTAACATCCAAGTCGGATGGAATGCATTTAGGACATTCGAGATCAATCTCGTCTGTTCCTTCAAACTCCGGTTCATTGAACTGACTCATCTCAATGTCAAGTTGAGGAGAGTCAAACAATTCAACCTCAATGTCCCCAGACCTCTCATCCATGTCAATCTGTCCGGGTGCTGTAACATCATCCGCTAGACCAATTTCAGCCATATTCTCTTCATCCATCAGCTCGACTGGAATCTGCTCTTGGTCTGGCGAAGTCATCAATTCCACATTTTCAAAGATGCTCGGCAACGTATCCGGGCCATCAAAGTTTGTTGGCGCAAACCCTTCCGTCTCAATATCCGTCATCAGGGATGGTTGTGTCCCATCAACCGATAAATCATCTTGAGGTAACCCAGACAAGTCTATCTCATTGTCTGCCCGACGAATCTCGAACTCACTTGCATTTACGCCGCCTGCATACTTTGCATCTTCCGTCGCATCAATTCTCTTATCAAGCCATCTGAACGCCGCCCGAACCTTGCCAAGATTGCTCGTCGACATTGCCGTCACCTGGTTAATGACGCCTTGCGGAATCGGAGTCAAGTTCATCATCTCGACAAACGTATCATCCAATAGTGATTTGTCCATATCACCCTGCGAGGCCATAATGGGAAGCATCGTAGAACGACAGTGAGATACCAACTTCAATGTGGTGTTTTCGCCCGCCAAGAAGTCGTCAAATCCATTTCCAGAAGAAGCCGAAATGTTCCCAATAACGCTTCGATCATTCATCGGGAGAACATGTGGATCACCACAAGTACATCCATAGACGTACTTGATAAACTTCTTGTGTGGAGAACTGGATGCCGCCTTCAACGCCGCCTGACAGTTCTTATATCCTCTCGCATCAACCATGATCCTACCAACCAACCCCTCAAGGGCAAACATAGCCCTAAGACCCTTCTGTGCCTTTGCGATCAATACATGAGGATATTTAGCACGAAGAGATGCCACTACCTGTCTGCCGCGAAACCCGCGATTCATCAAATCCCTTGCGAACAAAATAACTGCATCTGAATCGCCAAGACTCTCTTCTGGGATATTCCGCTTTACCATCCCTGCTGGTTCATCAAGGTTGATATCTGGACCACCCAAGCCCCATTCCATTTCAAGCTGTGGCTTGACATTGTTTGGATTCCTCATGGATTCGATATTCAAAATTGCACCATCGTCCCGAGATAAACCCGTTTCCTTCATCCATGAATGGTCTACCAAAGAATGGTCTTCAATTGCTGCATCACGCTTAAAGATTGCCGTTAAGTTCATTGTTCTGCTCCCTCCATCGCCATAGCCTCAACCACATCATCAGATGATAACACATCCGAACTGAATACTGGTTCAATAGTCTTCTTATCCTCAGACAACTTCCACAAACACCGGGTCGTTTTATGGATTAGAAGGTTATTCCCAGAAGCTGTAAACATGGCCCTAGCCTCCTTGTTATTCTGAAGCCTAGTGACAAACTTCTTGTTTCCGTCCATTGTCGAATCAATCCCGACGGAACTATGCCAGCAAAAACCCTCTAAAATGTCATTACTCACAACACGCCCTCCTACCTCACCTCAAAATATCAGGAAAAACTTACACTATTGAGAGTTCCTGTAATCCGCAAACATCCCCCTTGTAAACCCTGCGTACCGAATTCAAGTTCTCCCTAATGCACATGAAAATCTCACGAATCTCCCACATCTCGTCCTCTTCCGTCTTCTTACCATCCGTATTGAACGACTGGGCGAGGAACTCTATGCGCCGCAAGCACTTATTATAGGCATACCTAGTTTTAACCTGAGATAATCCCATCATATCTGAGGTCATAGTAAAGCTTGATGTATAGAACATTAGCGTCAATATCTCCATCTCGTCCGGGGTAAAGTATTTCGACTTCTCCTCAACAAACCTAACGAAAATGTCGAATACAGAATGAAGATAAAAGATATATCGAAGACGCCTCCGAATCCTCTTAATGTCATAGCAAAGAGAGGGTTGTGAACGATGCAGGATTCGCTGAACGTCCTTCTGCTTTTTACGCGAAACGAATATCAAGTATAGGATGTCCCTATCCTTGTCATTGAGAAAACAAAAAATCGAACGAAAAGCTCGGACCTGATCTACACTGAAATATGGCAGCACCCGTTCTTCGCTGACATTACCCAGCTTTATGTTTTCGATCTTGTTCCCGATGTAGTTTACGGTGGTGGACAACATGTGCCCCTATTACAATAGGTTTATCAACATTTCCTGATGGAAACTCACACCCTGACACCTTACCAATGAACTCCAAAGATGTCACGCTCAAAACCTCGAAAAACTGCCTCACGTAAAAACTAAAGAAAACTTTTGCCTTTTTGCGCGGCAAATTCTTGGTAATGATCCCATACAGCCCCTTGAGGTACCCATCCTTTACCAGTACAACATCTCCATTACCAAGACTGACGGGATTTTCCTCCTTATACCCCGCCGAATTCATGAACTCCAAGATTTCCTTATTCGAGAAGTGGTGAGGAGATTCCCTAGACGGTATTACGCCAGTTATGTAATGACACCTGTTGAGAGCCTCCGTGTGCTCCCAATAGTTGTTGCAATTCACAAAGAGGAAGTATTCCCCAGACGATGACATGGATTCATTACAGACCACCTTGTACCCAATCAGGTCTTGTCTGAAAATGAGCTTCAGCTCCTTTGAAATAGCTGTGCCGTCATCATGGGGTAGCGTTCTGCTCACCATGAGACCAATCCATGCCTTATCCATCACCGCCACCACCGAAAGGTCATAATATCCAAGACAGAGTCAAAAACCCTCTGTAAGAGTCGTTTGAGTCGAGAAGTTCGACTAGATGTCTCAAACTCTTGGAGAAACCAAATCAACATCGCAAGTTTGGGATAATCATTCCCGCATCTGGACGGTGACAACAAAATCTCTTTGAAATTCTGCTCCACCAATTCATCTGTACTCTTACACTCGAAAAAAATACAACGGTGTGCCGTATCATCCTCATTGCAAATAAACATCTTGTGTTTCCCACACTTGGCCAACACACAAGGATTCTGACAAAAACCAATATGTCCCTTGCCCTTCACACGAAGACGAGTATTGTTTCCGCAGTTGATTGGTTTCCTGCTTAGATATTGTTCCTTTCTCTCTGCAAGATACCGCCCACTCATCTCGCGAAATTTTTCAAGCACTTCTGATCTATCTCTCATATTATCCTTTCATGGACATCACGAAGTCATCCATCTGTTTCTTTCCGCCGTAAAAGGAGATTGCCGCATCCATGCGAAGGTGTGAGGCCCTAACCTCTTCCAGAGTCGGAGGTCTGCCTAACCTACGAATCAGTTTCTTGTACTCCGTCAGAAGCATCCACAGATTACTACGCCTAGCCGACTCAATCAAATTCCTGTAAGTCCCGAACTCTCTCTTTACTGCAACCCAAGATGGAACATCTGGAGACTGCTTACGAACTTCTCGAAAACGCTTCACAGACCAAAGATTGAATTCGTGTACAGCCTTTATCATATAATCACCCTTGTTGTCCACCGCTAATGGACTTCCAAAGGCTTGACGTATCGCCTCGCCCCAAGACCCAAAGACCCTCTGAAAGTCATTTCTGTTTGGGTCATCAGGACCACGAGTCTGTTCGAGAACACTGCGTGAACGGATTTGACGTTCACGCAGGTATTTTATCATGTCCTCGGCTGAAAGCTGCACCCTTGGATGCCGCTTCTTATACTTGCGGAATCGCTTTCGCAAACGAAGTCGTCTGCGTTCAGCATCAGGAGTCGGCAAGATATCCTCAGCATTCCGCATAATAGACCCTACTTGGCCGCAGTCTTGCCCGGTACCACACCCGCAATGTCCTCATTCGACACTGCTTTGCGTTCGACACCGTCATCCGCCGGGATTGCCTCCACGACAGGAATAGCCCGAACCACCTGATCCGTGGATTGATCCATCGGGTCCTTTGCATCCGGATTCTCTTCCCAATTCGGAACCCCACCACTAGCCGCAAACTCCAAGGTAAACATCTGAATGTCAGGCTTCTTCACCTTGCCGTATGCCTTGCTCTGCTCGTCGAATCCGCCCTGTGGAATCGCACACATAGCACGAAACACGCTCAGATTCTTCCGCTTCTGGTCGAGCTTCTTCCACACACTGTCCGACCCTTCGACAATGTACGCCTTTGATACCCAAACATTGTGGGGGTATCCGACCTTGTGGAGTTTGAGAGCAGCCCCTGCCTTCTTGCCCTTCTTCTTCGTGGTCACAAAGCCAATCTTGCCAGTGTCAAACCCCTCGAACATCGTTGGGAAGCGTTCCAGATACGCCTCCATAATGTCCAGAACTTCCCGATCCGAATAGAAATCAACGAACTTAGCCATATCCCATTCCTCCTTTTTTATTACCTATTACCTTGTTGAACACTCACCCACCAACCACACACAACTGCTGATATGCAACTGCTCCATAGTTGCCGTGTATTTTTTGTCCAATAGCAACCGGAAAACACCGGTAAACCTTTACCATCCAGGTGCATTTCATCATCATTTTATGATTACTCTTCTGATCTTCAACAAGAAGATTGAACCTTGCCATATCCAAGATAACTTCTTCCCGGTCCTTCTTCCGATTCTTTCCCATCTTCCCCAGTTTCCTCATAAGAAATCTGATTTCACCCGCAGGAATCAAAGGATTAACTGCGAACTCGTAGATATACAACGGAATCAATTTCCCTGAATGTATCCGATCAGAAGAGAGGCGAACCATTCTACCGGATTCGCCCCTTGCCAATTTGGGCTCACCCGGCAATGCCATCTTTTTGACGACACCATTCGCCATATGAAATTGCAATTCATTCTTAAAGATGCTTGGATATGCGCCAAATGGCAATTCCATTTCCGTGATGCCAACTTGTTTTATATTCATCTGTTTTCCAACTTGTGCAGAATCTCCCTAGATTCCGCATCCAATTCCTCAACATCCGGTAGTTTCATCCACGGAAGTTCAATGATGATCCCGCTCTGTGCCTTCAGAATGATCTGGAGATTCTCCAGCATGACTCCGAATGGCGTAGCAGCATCAAGATGAACCACAACCTTCCGATCCTGATCCCCCTCTTGTGCCTTCCACAATTCCTTGATTCCAGCCATCACCTTATCGGCACATGCCTGAATGTTCTCAGTCGTAGGCTCATAAGGCACTTCGACGATGATGTCATACTCCTCTCCGACATGCCGATTGATCGAATTTTCAGAAACCACAATCATAGTCTTCATTTCTTTCCCTTTCTTACTGTTTTTGCCGTTTTCTTCTCCAACCCATCTGGTTCTGCATTGAATTTATCAAATGACCTTGATATGAACCGAGTGAACATCCTAACTTCTTTCTTAGTAGATAGTGGAATTACAACCGTAGAACTACCCCCTCCATGTATTGTGAAGCCAACACACACATTCACACCAAACGGTCCCACCAGGGGTGAATTTTCCGTTTCTGGACAACAATGGAGTGTCAGTCCATTCTCAAAATCCAGACGATCATCATATCCCGGTCTTTGGTCCAACCTCATACTGTCTCCTTTCATACTTCAATTGCAACACTATGCCGCAACTACCTTGCCACTATCTATCCTGATATGTCTGCCCCACTTCACGGGGTAAGCTGACCGATCCATATCCGTGTGTAAGACCCACAACACTGGTATTCTATACCGCTTCTCGATAGGCGGTGCGTAAAAATCTGTAAAATATATCAAGGCGTCGTACTTTCCTTCAACTTCCTTCAACACTGGCTCCAAATCAGTGCCACCACGCCCATGTACTTTGCCACTGAACTTGCCCTTGAATTGGTAGGACGCACATACCCTACAATCTGCCTCATACACCGTAACCTTAGCACCATTCTTCCAGATATACCTTATCTCATTGAAGAAGAGATTGAGCTGTGAATCTGAAATAGACCCGGATGTATCCACTGCCACTGCAATATTCAGGACATCGCCCTTCCTCGTACCGGGACGAGTCCCATATCTCCTGCTAATCCGCTTCAAAGTATAGTCCAAAACGCTCTCAGCGCAAGATGCAACAAACATCCTCAAAACCTTGGACCAAGGCACTATCGCCTTTCCCCTCTTAAGGAGGTCCTCTATTTGAGCGAGCACGACACCCGGAATGTTGCCATAGTTCTTATTGCACAATTCCTTGGCCTTGCGAACTATATCCTTTCCAAGCTCCTTTGCAATCAAATCGTCTTGAACGTCCTCCCACATCTTATGTGATGACATGATTTTCGATAGAATCCCGCCAGACCCCAATTCCCCATTCATACACTGTTCTTGATACTTCTTATTGTCCTGAAGATGGGTGTAGTACCACATGGCTGACTTACCAGTCTCCAACCCATACTTCGACGGAATAACATAATCCCCTGGCAATGTGTCATTAGGGATAATACTATTCACCACCAAATCCATCGCTATATTGCCCCTAGTCTTGTCCTGAAATTTGAGGAACAAATGTCCAAAAATGCAGTTGTGAACCACCACATTGTTTACCAAATAATCTCTCGTAGGACTTCTCAAATTGTAAACCTTTCCAGCCCACTCACGCCGAGAAACCCCCCTTACTCGAACAAAGATGTAATCATCCGTCATAACATGGTGCTTTGTAGGATGACCCTTCAATTCAAAGGCATCATACCCCAATATGCCACGAATATCATCTCCCCCAGAAGATAAACGATATTGATCCTTCACCATTCTTGGAGGGCCTTTTACAATGACTTTTGGATGATTCTTAGACAACTCATCAAAGTGCATATTCATCCAAGCACCCAATCTTGCCGACATCATCTGAATCTGATATGCCAAAACACGAGAAGCTGTAGCCGACGAAAATATCCGACTCTTTACGGCACCATCTCCATCCAAATATCCCCTCAAGAATGCTCGAACGATCCGACTGTCCTTATGCCAGAAAATCTCGTCAGGCACTCGTTTTCTCGAAGCTCCATTCCCTACCTTGTCATGAAGCATCCTCGCCATCACAATCGAGTTGAAGACAACATGCACCCCATCAGTATCATCTGGTCTTTGAAAAAACGGCGTACCTCCAAGTTGCCACCTCTTCACAATGTCAAATATCTTCGCCCCATTCGTCACTTCCTCTTTGGAGTGCATTGAAAAATTGACTTGTCCACTTGTCTCACTAGCGCACCCTTCAGCACAATAATATCCCATCAACCATGCAATATCCTCATTCAGGGGAATAGAACCGCCACGAATACCAGATGGGAGACTCCACAGATTCCCTCGCAGATATGGGGAGACATTGATTACGGCATCACTCCTGTTCCCTTTCATCCTCGGAACAGCCAACCAATCTCCCCTCTTGACCTCCTGAGAGTTCTTCCAGTCCACATTCCGAATAATCCGAACATTCCTTCTTGGAACCTCTGTATTGATCGTCTTCCATCCTATATCCGCCACAAGAATTTGATGATTGTCAGTAACATCAAACCCAATCACGCCAGCAGGCTTGATTGTTACCAATCCGCCGGAATAATTCCTCGCCTCTACCTGCTCCGCCTTATGTCCACAACCGTCCGACCCGATGATTAAACTCCCCTTGACCATCTTTTCTATTGGCAAGAAAGAACCTCCGACCATCGTCCCGGCAGGAAAACAGTGTATGATCTCGTGTTCCAGAACCCCCAGCATGTAGGTCCAACCCTTCTGCTTCCCGTGGTCTTCAAATAGTTTCCCAAAGAAGTTCTGGTTCAGATACATCTTGATGAAGCGATCCCCAGCCACACGACCAACGGCTGCTGTCTTAACAGTGTGATCATCATCAACAATCACCCTTTCGAGCTGTTGAATCACATGCCCGTAGAATTCCTTGTGACGGGCAATATCCACAATCCCTTTTACCAATTCTCTTTCAACGGATATGGATGCCGCCGGTGACATTTTAGTTCTCCCTGCTAATACGATCCTGAATCACTGCTCTGATTCGAGCGTCTTGTTCTGATAGAAACATTTGTGAAACACTACATATGGGACACTTTTCCGCCAGAAACAAACGTTTGGCAGTTGTAAGTGTTTCACTATGAAACAGATCAAAGATTAGGTCGGGGGCAAGGTCGAAATTGGCTAGAACCTCCTGAAAGTCGGAAGCCTCACGAGATTCCTCTTCAGTGAATTTCTGCCCACGAATCTCTGACCATGATATTGCTGCCATGACCCATTATACACCGAATGGGAAAGTTTTGATGATTCTCATCAAACTATTGTGTAATGGGACTATCAGGGATTGGCAGGTCTACCGTGGCCTTGCGATATTTGAGGTGATATAGCGTATGTTCTGTCGCCGCACATATCTTCTGAGCCATAGGAAGAACCATATTGTCTGGAACTCTCGTTCCCGTAAAGTCTATACCAACAACTCCATACACAGACCCTCCAATCGCGATCCCACACATAATCACCGTCTTGACATTCTGGTTCTCAAGATGGAACTTGCAGTAGCTACTCGCCATATCTTCCACATGAATCACAATGATCCTCTTACTATCAGACATACACTTTTTCTTGAAAGGACATTCAGGGCAAGTCACAAAAGAAACTCCGGGAGCCGAAGAATAGCCAGAGATCAACGGATAGACAATATCTGGTATCAGAGATACCAATACGTTTTGAAGTCTCGCGGATTCATAAGTTACTCCGGGTTTGACTATCTCATGTGTGTAACTGATCTTCCACGCCGACTGGTCTGGAAGGAATTCCACCCCATTATGGAACCGCATGATATACGCCCGGTCTGCGTCCGTCTTCGCCTTCAGGGCTAACAACTCATTGTAAATATCATGGTTCTTCTTAGCTTCTTGTCCTAGCGACATACCATGGTTTCTGAAAAACTTGACCCAAAGAAGTCGAACCAAATAGCCCATAAGAAATGAACCTAGAACTATTACCGTGGTGAGAGAAACACTTTTGACACGATCTATTCCTATGCCCCAAAAATCCATGACTTCCTCCCATCGTATGACTCCATGAAACTCACTATCACCTTACCAATAGCCACAATATAAAACAATCGTTACAATTACCCAACTCATATTACTGCGACACTAAGGGATGGATATTAGTGTACTGTTGGGACGATCAGCACTGTCTTATCGCTGAATAATTAAAGAGTCGATACAATTGGAATATACCAATGTAGAGTCTCCACTAATACTAACAGAATCTTTAGATATTAGTTGTCCCTCTATATAGGCAATACCAGATACATTGATTTTGTTATTGATTGAGTATATGAGTCCACGAATAGAAGAACGAGTAACTGCTATTCGTATCCCGCTAGATTTTTCCTTACTATTATCACCGAACACAACCATTGCCGGAAATCCAGTTGGGGCTACAAGGTCACACGCCCCACTAATGTTGATACCCTTATCCGCAACAATACACACATTGAGAGAGGATTTCTTAGACGACACAAGAGAAAAATATCCATTAGCAACATACACAACCCCACCAGATATTATGCCAGAGTGCGCAATCAAATCAACATCTCGATCTGTCCACTTAACATCGCCAGTGTAATAATGGCTATTAGATTGTGCAATAGACCTATAGTAGTCTAAAGGAAGGCTTGGCCAATTTGTAAAAGACGAAACAGAATCTACATCTCTTGATTTAGAACGAGGGGTAAGAGATTGATTCAAATTCTCATTAGATTCTATATTCGGTGCAACCATATTACTGGTTGATTCACCTGATATTAATCTGATTTTCTCACTAGCTGTGATCTGTCCTTCTACAGAATTCCTATTCAATGAAATGACACCGTTAGCACGAATATTCCCTTTAACTTTTGTAGTATTCAATTTGATACTTTGTGCCAAAATACCATATGATCCAGAATCTTGAGAAAATACGTTCAAGCACCCAAGTAGAATTATACACCCACACAATGACAACTTTATCATTTTCATAATTACCCCTTTACGTTTGAAATTTCTTACTAATGATCAATTAACACCTCTGGCGGTACTACACTCCTTTTGTGACTACAACCTATTTACTATCAGTAGGACTTGTTCAGCTCGGAATCTGAGCCAAATCCATCCACTTGATAATGCAAATCAAAATCAGTTACGGTTATAGATCCGGTTCCAGAAGTTCCCCGTCTATGTAATTTGATCCTAATGATAGATGAGATGTTTGCCTCTGAACCACCAATAGAGGGAAATTCAGCATATTGGTGCATTGTTCCACTGGTATATGTGAATTCATTCGTTGCTGGTCCACGGAATATTTCAGATACGTTATTTGATCCAAGAGGTACAATGCGCTCCCCATCTACAACCGGCACCCAAAACCTTCCATCACAAGCTCTCTCTGTCATTGTGCGCTCTCCTGATTTTTGATTGCCCTATTTGGTCGCATTAGCAGATTCGGCTGGTAAAAGTATCGCGGAGCAGCCCCGCCACCGCCACCGCTGACGTACCGCACAATCACGATACCGGAACCGCCATTGCCACCGCTATATCCTGTAGTGCCTACATATCCGCCACCCCCGCCACCCCCGCCAGTACTTGCAACCCCAGATGCTGCATTATTGGTAGACCCGTTCCCGCCGCCACCTGAGCCACCTGCTCCACCGTCATCTGACTTGGACATTGGGAGTCTCCCCCGTTACAGGATCCAGCATGTGAGGCACTGGATATCTGGAAGTAGGCCTGTTAGACGCACATCCGCAGCCATAGAGACACACAGCCATGACGGCGAGGACGACGAGCACAACCCATGTTGCCGTTTTAGGCCCATTGTCAGGAGGACTCATATGGAAGCGGCCTTTGGTCATGGCATTACCGCCACGATAGCGTTGTGCCGTTCACCAGCCGCGTTCACAACCACCGGATTATCATGCCACGCGCACGTATCCCACCAACCAACGCCAGCGAATCTCTGAAGCGCGACTTGCAATCCCATGAGGTACTGGAACAAAGCCGCCTCGCGCTGCGGTGCAACTGACATCATGGCAACCATGAGCGTCTGGATCGCCCCAAGCCCAAGCTTGATATGCGCCCCTTCAGTGTTCGCAAGCATATCGCAGAGCAGGATGTACTCGTTCTCGGCAACCCACCGCTCGCCGTTGGCTTGGAGGTCTGCCGTTGCAGCGTCAGTAGTGGCCTGTACAGCCTGCGCATCAAGCTCTTCCTGTGTCCACTGAACGACAAGGCTCTGCACGCACTTGGTCCCGTTGTCCACCCAAGTGCTGCTCTTGATGTTGGGCAGATCAGACGGAACGTACTCCCGCCAGCCGTCAGCAATCATGTATTGCAACGTAGGGTTGGCGATGTTTCTCAGCGCGCCGGGAATCGGTTGTACGCCCGTCGGTGCTTGTCCGTTGTTAGCGTGGCAGATCATGGTCATGGTTCAGCCTCCTGTCTATGGTGCGTATAGCAACCTTATGTCGGCAACAGATACGACATTAGTGGCATACCCATTGGTTGTTGACACCTTGTAATGCCTATATGCGTTGGCATTGTTCAACGCAAAACGCTGCGGCGTTGCCGTGTTAGCCGCGTTGGTAACCATCAGCACCGAATACGTAGTTCCGTCGGAAGATCCGCTAACACTCAAATTATTAAATCCGAAGTTCAGCGTGTTGCGGATTACAACTATATCGGCCACTTTTGGAGATCCGAAGTCTACGTTTACCCATTGCTGCGTTATTGGGCCGATTTGAGATTGCCACGTTGTTCCATTTGCAGTATTGTCAAATGCCTTCCATCCTGCTAACGCGGTAGAGCTTAGAGACGATTCAGTTATGACAAACGGAGATGGATTGCTCGCGGATGTCATCAAAGGAATATCTATTCCCGATGATACGTCAAACTCCGCAATCGCCGTATAGGAAGAGTATCCGTTCGTAGATGTAAGCCTGTAGTAATAAAACGCTTCAGTGTTGTTTGTAAACTGGTACACTTGCTTGATTCCTGTAACGACGTCAGTGCACGTCCCAGATGATAGCGTTGTCCACGACGCTCCATCAAGCGATCCTGCAAACGCATAGTCTTTAGGAGCATTCCCGGCAAGAGTCAGCAATAGAACCTGTTTAGCCGCATTCCTGCTAATGGACTGATACTGGAGCCAATTAGGAAACGAACTTCCGGCAGAAGTCCAGCAGTCGTTGTCAATGCCAATGTCGCCATCCATGGCGAACCACGGCAACCTAGCTGCGGAAAATGAGCTGCTGGCGGTCACCAAACCTGACGGAGCGTTTGATCCCGTCATGATAGGAGTTATCCACAGAGGGGTGTAAACTGCTTCACTTCTGTTCCCACTCCCCCTCATCATATCAAAGTGCCACCCGATCCCCTGCTGCTGCGCGACGGCAATGCCGCACAGGGTCAAGAGCAGAGAGCAGGCAAACGCTATCAGCTTGCGGTGGATCATGGCGTCCCCCATGTGCTGAGCGTGTTGGTGAATGCCATTATCTGGTATGAGGCGCAACTGTGCATCACACTCACATAGTTGCTCTTCCCAAGCGTAGGGACGGTATTGGTGAACACGCCGCTCGTGTAGTAAATCGCTCCAGCCGGAAAGACCGTGCTTGGCATGCCCGTCGCGTCGTAGCAGAAGCCCCAGTACGCCATCTGGTTCTGTGGCCAGTTCATTGCCAGCGTCACAGTACCCGTGCCTATCGCCGTGATCCGCGATATGGATTGAGTCGGGCTCCAGTTGTTCGTGAAGGTAAGCGGCGATGTGTTTGTCAGCGTTATCTGATAGCAGAACGGTGCCGCAGCGTAGCTGGTATCTTGCGTAGTTGCCCCGCCAGCCGCCGCGATGCCCGCTGCCGTCAGCGTGTACTCCGATGCCGACGACTGAATATCCAGGTGACTGCTGTACTGCCCGCCGCCGTAGATATTCACGCCTGCCGCTGGACCTGAGACGGTTCCAGTCTTGAGATAGCCGATGATCTGCACAGCCCCCGTTACGGTCGGCTCGTTGAATGACACCACCCACCGCATAGGCTGTGGAATGGTGTCAGTCAGGTACAGCGGACCAACCGTCCAGTCCCCGAGGTGATTGGTCGTCCCCGCATAAATGTAATAAATCTCTCCGAAGATCGGGATGGTAGAAGCCGACGACCCGCCCACCCGCGCAAGCCATGCGTCTATAGTGATCGTTGACCGTATCGCCGTCAGCAGATTCGTGCAGATGCCGCCCGCGATGTAGGAGTCAGATGCCACCGGAGACGCGATGGAGTTCGTGAACAGCGATGCTGGCAGAGTCTCAGAAAGCAGGACGAAGTTGGTCGTCTTGTTTCCGTATCCGTTCGTGATGGTCGGCGTGAAATAGCATTCGGAGCCAGCCATGGCCAACCCTCGCACCCATCTCGCAGAGGGCAGTTCGTAATCGCCCGGTGGCGTGGTGATGTGGTCAAGCGTCGTGAGAAGCGGGCCGGTGAGCGTGCCGCCGGTGGTGGATAGCTTCGTTGTCATCTGCGCGTTCAGGTTGGTTATACTTTCCTGCACTGCCACTCCGTTCGCTCCATCGGCGTCATAAGCGCGAAGAACGTCGGTGATATCCGCTGCGGTGTTCAAGTTAGTGGAATAGAAATAAATACCAAAAGGGGCTATGAGTATATGGTTATTTCCATTGTAATCCATAAAGTATGCAGCTTGTCCGGGAGCAGGGCGAAGGTATGAGTAAAATGGCGGTGTTAATAGCTCCTTGTAAAACCTCCACCCCGCGAACGAAACATCCGTCGCGTTGGTCTGAACCAAATACGGCGCATTGGTGACGGGGCCACTCCCGCGATTCACAACGGTCTGAAGCGTGTCGGTTTCGTTGGTCAGCACATTCCCGCCGCCCAGCGCAACCAGCGGCCCGACGTTGGTGGTCGCGCCTTCGATGCGGACGCTACCGTTGACGTGGAGAGTCGCGTTAGGTATATTTGTTCCTATCCCCACTTTGCCACCAGTGACACGCATAGTTTCGTTGCTACTAGAATACAGACGCACATATGTTTTATTTGCAGACAGTAGCGGGAATCCTGAGGTATCATCAACCCCCCTGATCAAAAAATCTCCTATTCCAATGTTGTAAACCCCGATAGTTCTGCCTTCAAAGAAGCCAAGTTCGGTGCCTGAAATTGTGGACTGTACTCGCCCGTTCACCGTTGCCCTAGTATTGAACACGACATTGGTCTGGCCGTTGGTTACGCTGGCCAGATAACGGGCGTCGTTGGTAGACACGGCCCCTACTCCTGCGGCGGTGAAGTTGCCCGCGTAGACAGGCAAGCGTACAACGGGTCTGCCGTTCCATGTGTTCGTCCAGCCTGTGGCGGTGGGGTTGGTGACGTAGTTGGTGACGTTGGGGGCGTTATTGTAGACGCCCGATGCTTCTGCTGGGGCGTTCTGTCCGACGTATACGGAAGTCAGAGAGGGGCAAATAATGAAAGCATTATCCCCGATGCTCGTTGCCGCTGGCAGGGTTACGCTTGTGAGGGCGGTGCAGTCGTCGAACGCATTACCCCCGATGCTCGTTGCCGCTGGCAGGGTTACGCTTGTGAGGGCGGAGCAGTCGGCGAACGCCTCGGAACCGATGCTTGTTGCCACTGGCAGGGTTACGCTTGTGAGGGCGGGGCAAAAGGAGAACGCGCGACTACCGATGCTCGTTGCCGCTGGCAGGGTTACGCTTGTGAGAGTGGTGCAGTCGGCGAACGCATCGTTACCGATGCTTGTTACCTTCGCCCCACCGCGGATGCTCGTAATAGCCGTGCCATAGAATATTGTCCCGAACCCCGTCACCGGCTTTCCGTCCAGCATGTCGGGGATCACCACATCCAGATTGGCGAAGTTATAACCCGTAAGCGTGATATTCGTACCGTCTGAGGTCCAAGAAGTCCAGTTGGTCGCGCTCGCGGGGTTCTGCCATGCCGTCGATGCCTTAGCAACAGTCGTGGTGTATTGAGTCTGATTTGTCTGAACAACATTCCCTCCAGTCACTGTAAGATTTGATATCGTCACCGTACCACCAAGAAGTACTGCGTTCCTGAAGTCCTGTGTAGTTCCAGCAGAATACGTGTTATTCGTATTCCAGTTAATCCGATAAGGAGTTACAGCATCCCATTCAGCATGAGTAACATATACTCCAACTACTCGACTTATAGTAAAACCTGCATACCCCCTAGGCCCAAATTGAGACTGATAATCTCCTGTATACCCGTCAGTATCAACAAGTTTGGTTCTCAATAAGAACGCATACCCATCTTTGGGGTATGCATTGGTTGTGGTAATCTGTATTTTGAAAGGCTCATTTGTACCATAAGGGATAACCACTGGTAGTGATTCAAATTCTTGAATTGTGGTGGCGGTCACAGCATCTTTGACGTATAAATCGCCCATGATAGTTGGATTCTTAGCCGCTTGAGTTATATGACCGCCATAGAATTGGAATATGTAAGTACCTATTTCGAGCACCGTTGGCATTTGATTGCTTGGGATAAGATACGATGCAAAATATTGTCCGGCTGTTACTGGACCAGTGTATATTGAGGATTGCGTTACGGTTGGAACAGTAAGAGATGCTTGACGACCTGTGACAGCCCCATAGGATATAACATTGGTTGTGAAATAATAGGTCGCACCAACCTGCATGATTTCTTCGGAAGTCAATCCATTTAGCAAGAGGGCATTAGATGCGGTCGCAACTATTGGGAAGTTGGTCAGTCCAGATGCACTCCCATAGAAAGTATCGGCGGAGACAGGAAGGCGCACAACGGGCCTTCCGTTCCAAGTCGCGCCCCAGCCGGTGGCGGTAGGAGACATGACGTAGTTAGTGAGGGTAGATGAATTCAAAAGTTGCGATGGACCTGACGGAGCATTTTGACCAAAATATATCCGATTCAAGTAGTCACAACCGCCGAATACAGAATCTCCAAGTGTGGATACAGATAGCAAGGATATGTTCGTCAAGTTGTTGCAATTTACGAATCCATCATCCCCAACTGTAATAACAGAGGGAAATGAAACGCTAGTTAGTGCCAAACAGTTCCTGAACGCCATAACATCAATACTACGAACATTGTTTCCGCCTGTCACTGTCTTAATTGCATTATTGTCTTTGAATGTCAGCCCGAATCCTGTGACTGGTAAATTATCAAGCATGTCTGGGATCACTACATCAACAGGGCCGGTATAACTTGTGAGAGTCACCTCAGTAGCAGTCTTTGTCCACGTCCAGTTGGTAGAGTCGGCGGGGTTCTGCCATACATTCGCTGGGAAGTTGGTCAATCCAGATGCACTTCCATAGATGTCCCCATAAACAGCCAGTGCGCCGTTGATCACATTCGTTCCATCGGCACTCGTAATATCCTGTAGCGAAAGTGTCGTTACAGCTATGCGATTGCTAACATTCCCTAAACGACCGTTGATTAGAGTATTGGTGAGCAGATATGAAGGGAAGTTAGTCAAGTTGAATGCGCTTCCGTTAGTCATCAGAAGATCATTACTTTGAGCGAACTCCGAAGGTGTGGGGAATACCAATCTCTTCGTATCATTGCTGACCGTAACCTGGGAAACCACCACTGGAGGTGGTGTTCCAGTAGGACCTTGTGCAAAAACATGCCCTACTACAATCAGAAACATCGACAATAAACTCAGTGATCGCTTCATATCTATTCCCCCGCATCCCATCCAAGGACGCCACTCGTCAAAACTGGTGTTCTCCACTTCGATATTCCGTAATCCCAAAACTGTATCGTCCCATCATTCTTCTGTCTGACATTGTTATTCCCAAGATCATTCAGAAATGCCCCGGAAGGTTGTGCTCCTTGATAACCCTGCGGACCTTGATTTCCTTGAAATCCCTGATTCCCCTCATTCCCCGCATTCCCTTGAAATCCTTGATTCCCAGAACCTTCTAGTCCTTGACTTCCTTGAAATCCCTCATT